ATCTTGTTGAGCGGCGTTTTGCAGTTCCTCTTCTCTTTCGAGACCAGGAAGATTAGCGCCCATTTGCGTAGGTATGATTGGATTTGCCATTATTTACGTTTAATCTTTTTGATAATATTTTTAATAGGCTTCGCAAAGGGAAGCACACCTAATCCTGTCATACCCATTGTAAATCCTGCTTCTCCGGTATTTCCTTCGCGGAGCATATTCAATGCGGCTGGGACAGAATCAATTGTTTCAGTTGCGGCGCTAACAGGGTTTAAGAATTGTAAGGGTAAGTACTCTGATTTTTGACCCTCTTCACCAGTTCCAAAAAGTCTATCAGCTGGTTTTTCTCCAAGCAAAGACGCTGTGGCATTTCTGGCTCGGGAGGTTAATGTTGTTGGTTGCGCCTGGAATGTTGGCTCTGGGGGTGGTGGTGGCATTTCGCCACTGTAAATTCTTTGACTGTAAAGTCTGTCAAGCAGTTGTGCGAATTCAGGACTTATTTGTTCTGCTTGACCACCAGTAGCAAAATGTTCTGGCTCACGATTATTAATGAACAACTCCGCAAGCATATCCTGCGGTGACATTTCAACCTCACCACCTGAAGCAAAATTAGGCATAACACCAGACTCTTGCATTAGCATTTGTTTTGGTGTGTTTAGCATACCAGGTGACCCAGGGATAGCTCCTGCGTCCTCCATTAGCTTTTGTTGGGGAGTCTTTAAAATGTTCATTCTAATTATAATAATACAAGAATAGTTGCATTTCCGCCCTTATTGGCTATAGGGGTTGCTAAACTTCCTAGATGCGTCATCATCTGCGTAATCATAGTCTCTTGCAGGCAATGGGTCCAGTTGTAGCCAACCAGAGTCCCTCAGGACACGCAAAGCCAGTGACAAGGAGTCCACATAGTCATCATGGCCCCCGGCCTCTGGGAACGAGCATACCTGGCGCATAAACCGTTTTGCCCAGTCTGCGTATTCTCCATGTTGCGCGGCATCTTCTGGAATGAAGACTTTACCCTTAGCAACCAACGGTGCCACAATGTTCACACGCTGGATTTTATCTGCCCTACCTGGGTTGTATCCACGGACAGGGACACCAGCGCCTTGGAGTTCTTGGATCAGTGAGATACCGGCTGATTTGTCCTCCATGAGGATGAGGTCTGCCTTCTTGCCTTTACCGAACTCATTGTCAGCGCCGTAGACAACTTCTTTAAAATCATCAATTACTTTGCGACGTAGCTCTGGATACGACAAATGCGCATCCCAGGCATCTAGCAGGATTACTGCGGTGCCCGCGTCGGTTCTTTCAAACACACCCCACACAGTACAGGCAGTTGGGTCGTTGACAGTCTTTTCTGAGGTAGCTGGGTCATACGAGGCAATCACATATTCCAGGGTTGGGGTTGGCTTATTTGCCGGCCACATGCGGAACATCTTGCGCTTGATGATACCTGCTGCTTCTGGGTCAAGGATCTGACCATAAATCTCTTGGTTACCAATATCCGTGCCTTCATACGTCTCAAGCTGCTTAAAGAATGTTTCAGAGAGGTTGGCCCTATTGTCGTATGAGGACGCGTTGGCTACATAGACGTCACCACCGACCTTGCCTTCGTTGAGGTCAACGATAAGCTCTTTAGGTTTTGGTGTGGTGGTAATAATCTGCTGCACTCGAGGGATTCTCGGGTCCTTAAGACGGAGGGTAAACTGTACTCCATCGTAGGCATCGTCGATGTAATCGAACGCACACAGCTCGTCGAACCAGGCCCCATGATATTGCTTACCACGATAGCGTTCTGGCTCTGAGGCTGGGATTCCTTGGATGATTGATCCGTTGGTGAGGGTAATCTCAAAGAGGGACTTGTTGTAGTCTCGTATAAGTGACGAGGGGATGATATTAAGAAGTCCGGAGTCTCCTTCAAAACAAGTTGCGCGTATATCATTTGAGGTAGGGGCTGTGACCAACCATCGAGTATTATCATACTTCCAAGCACGAATGCCAATCCAATGACTAGCCGTATGCGTCTTCCCCGATCCTCGACCAGCCAGCATAAGAAACGTATCATATTCGCCGTCTTCTGGCTCTCTTTGGTGTGGTAGTGCCTGTAACTGCCACTTGACCTGCCATATTGCTGCGTCAAGCTGAGCCTTAGGCCAGTGTTTGTGTGATTCTGCGAACTTTTTTAAAGTTAGCTCTTGTTTTGGTGTTAGCATGTTGGTATAAAGCCCTCTCCGGCCAAAATAGTCCCATCGAGGCCGTCAGTTTCAATATGTACACACAGTTGCGTAGGAATTGGACTGATTTTTGTGATGTAGCGCCTACCATACTGCACTTTTACCGGCGGTGATGACTGGTTTGGTATCAATGGCAAGCGGGACTTAAAGAAAACAGTATAGTCTTTCTTATTCTCGTCGTCAATTACCTTTGTCCGACAACCTAGTGTCTCCGCTAGTAGCTGAACACGGCGTACTGTGTCATAATTTTTGGAGGAAAACCGAAAAGTGTCCCGTTTTTTGTTGTACTGCCTTGATTTTGAACAAACTATTCCAGAAAGTAGCTCTTGGCGCTGCTCTGGAGAGGCAAGCAGGTAGTTGTTGGGGATATTTTTGGGGGTGTTTGGCATAAGCTGCCTTGAAATACTAGGCTCAATACCAAAATCACGCTCTCCTGTCGTCAGTAGGGCGCTGGGTGTGACCTTATACCCATGGTCTTTAAACTTTTCATGCACAAAGTCAGAGGTGCCGGGCGCGGCAGCTAGTCTTCCAGTGGATCTACGGGCAAAAAACCACAGACCAAACAGGAATGGTGGCACAGGTAGGTCTTTGTGGGGAAGTTGTAGTGGGTGCGCAGTAGGGACAGAGATAGTCTTGCGGTTTCTTTTATCAAGAAGCGGAGTATCTAGC